GGACGCCGAAGAAGAGATGAAGGCGCAGGACGAGGGCTGTCCGAACAAGGACGAGGACGATCCCAAGGCCACTACCGCCACGGATGAAGGCGATCCCGTTGCGGAAAAGCTCGACGAGGTGCTGATGCTTCTGCGGACGCTCGTCGAGGGCAAGAGCACGTCTGATGAGGACGATCCCAAGAGTACCGAGGATGAAGACACCACCGAGACCAATGACGACGAGACCGTAAACACGGGCGACAACGAGCCGGACGGCACGAGCGACGAGGATGATCCCGCAAGAACAACCGATCGCGCCATGCGCCGCCGGACCGCAGACGCGGACACGCTGCGCCGGGCCGCGACGCTCGCCCCGGGGCACGCCTTCCGGATGACGGACAAGGCTTGCACCGTCAAGCGCGTCGCCCTGCGTGACGCCTGTCGTGACAAGGGCATTTCCCGCATCGTCGACGCCTGCCTGCGCGGTACGGATCTCGAGCGTTGCGACTGCATGACGCTTGACGCCGCCTTCATCGCGGCTTCCGAAGTGGCCGCGAACCGCGCCAACCGCCGCACGGCCGACGCGCTCACCAGGGCGAGCGTACGCGACTTCGGCAAGGCCGTCTCCCCGGCCGACATCAACAAAGCCAACCGCGATTTTTACAAGAGAGGTTAACATGCCCGCCTATCTCACCCGTATGCCCGCAGGCATCCCCGGCGACGTCAGCCGCAAGGAAGGCGCGACCATCGAATCGAGCCTCGTGGGCTCAAAAACGATTCCGTACGGCGCGTTCGTCAAGCTCGTTTCCGGGAAGCTCGAACCCCTTGCGGCATCCGACACCGCAGCCGTCATCTACGGCCTCGCCGTCCGCCCGTATCCCAAGCAGTCCGACGCCGTCGGCTTCGGAGCGGCCAGCGCCCCGGCGGGGAGTCTGTGCGACGTGCTCCGTTCCGGCTACATGACCGTCAAGCTCGCAAGCGGCACAGCCGCGCGCGGCGGGCAGGTCTACGCCCGCGTCACCGCCGACACTGGCAAGAATGTCGGGGACATCGAAGCCGCCGACGATACGGGCAAGACCGTGGCCGTATCGGGCTGCACATTCATGGGACCGGCCGACGCCGACGGCAACACCGAAATCGCCTACAACATCTAGGAGCTCATCATGTTTACTTTTGACCGCCGCACTATCGACTCCTCGGGTGCGTTCCTCGTCGGCGAGCTCGAACGGCTCGACAAAACGCTCCACGCCCCGCTTTCTTCCGTCACATGGGGGCGCGACATCGAGCTGCGCGAAGACGTCACCATCGCCGACGAATCGAGTTCGTTCACCCTGTCCAACTACGCGGCCAGCGGCAACCCCAATCCCAAGGGCAAAAACTGGATCGGCGGCAATGCCACGGCGATCGCCGGGATCGCGCTCGACATCAACAAAGTCTCGCTCGCCCTGCACCTGTGGGGCATGGAACTCGGCTACTCCCTGCCCGAGCTTGCCGCCGCGCAACAGGTCGGGCGGCCCATCGATACGCAGAAGTATGAAGGCATCAAACTGAAGTTCCAGATGGACACCGACGAGATGGTATACGTCGGCGACGCCGATCTCGGCGTTCCCGGCCTCGTCAACAGCGATGCCGTCACGCCTGAAAACGTCACTACGAAATGGAGCGACGCCTCAGCCACGCCGGAAATGATCCTCGATGACATCAACGGCCTCATCGACGCCGTCTGGAAACAGTCGGGCTATGCCGTCTGCCCGACGCACCTGCTCGTCCCCCCTGCGGCGATGGCGAAGCTCGTCAAGCCCGTCACAACTGCGGGCAGCAAGTCGATCCTTCAGTATGTCCGGGAAGAATGCCTTGCCCTTCAGATCAACGGGCGTCCGCTTGAGATCAACCCTGTCAAATGGCTTTCCGCCGTCGGTGCGTCGTGCTCCGGCCGCATGGTCGCGTACACGAAAGACCCCATGTACGTCCGGTTTCCGATGGTGCCGCTCACGCGTACGCCGCTTGAATACCGGGGTATCTACCAGCTCACCACCTATTACGGAAAGCTCGGAGAAGTCGAGTTCGTCTACCCCGAAACCGTGGGCTATGCCGACGGCATCCTGTAGGAGTGCGGACATGAAACGCATTTACGTGGACAAACCGTTTCGGCTGCGTACGTCCGACGGCGTGCGGGAATTCGGCAAAGGCGCGCACTCCGTCGACGACGCCACGGCGGATCATTGGGCCATGAAGGCATGGCTTGCTGAAGGCCGGTACCGCGTCGCCTTCACCCGACCCGACGGTGTCGAAGAAACGCCCTTTTCGGAGGAAGACGTGCGGACGGAAGAAGATCCGGAGATCACGCCCGCGTCCGAAGCCCCCGCAACGAAAAAGAAGGGCAAGGCATGATCAGCGTCGCCGGATTCCGGGATTCCTTCCCACAGTTCACCGAAGCGCTGTTTCCAGACGGGCGGGTGGCGTTCTACCTCTCGCTCGCCGGGAAGGCCATGTCGGAGGAGAAGTGGGAAGACCTCTACGAGGAAGGCGTCTGCCTGTACGCCGCGCACCACCTGACGCTCGAAGCCGCCGCCATGAAGGCAGGGGACGGCACGGGAGGCATGGACGCGGCCGCCGGGCCGGTGACGAGCCAGACGAAAACCGTGGGCTCCGTCTCAAAGTCCGAAAGCCGGGGAGGCGCGGCCGCGTCCGGAAGCGCCAACGTAAACGCCGGACATTGGAACGATACCGTTTACGGCAAACAGTGGTGGCAGCTCGCCATGATCATCGGCGTGGGGGCCGCGCACGTATGATCCCCACGCTCTCGATCCGTCAGACCATGAACAACCTCTCGGGCATCCGGAAGGCTATGAAGACCCTCACCCGCCAGGACGTCCTCATCGGCGTCCCGGGTGACGAATCCGGACGGGAGGAAGGCGACGGGCTGAACAACGCCGAGCTTTCCTACATTCACGAGTTCGGGACCGAGGACGGGCGCATCCCGCCCCGGCCCCACCTCGTGCCGGGCGTGAAGAAAGCGCAGGCGGACATCGCCGACGCCCTGGAGAATGCCGCATCAAGGGCGCTCCACGGGGACGCGTCGGCTGTCCGCGCCGGGCTCGAAAAGGCGGGCCTTCTCGGACAGAACGCCGTCCGGGCGACGTTTACCGACAACGACTGGCCGCCGCTCGCTGACGGCACGCTTGACGCGAAGCCGCTTAGAAAAAGTGATACGGGAGACGTCCTTACCGATGGGAAAGGACGTCCGCTCAGGAAAAAGTCGCGCAGGAAGTCGGGGAAGACCAACCCGCTTATGGATACGCGGCAACTGCAAAAAGCCCACACCTACGTCATCCGCGACAAGTCGGCGGGCGGCGACGGCACAAAAATACTGGGGTAGCACATGGACATTGACTTCTCGGACATGCTCTCCGATCCCGACTTCGTCGAGCCGTTTACGGTGACAAGGCGGGAAGCCGTGGTTTTCGGGGACGACTACAGGACCATCGAAAGCCGGCACGACGCCGTGGGTTCCATCCAGCCGGCGACGCCGAAAGAACTTGAGCGCCTTCCCGAAGAGGATCGGGACAAAGAGACCGTGTCCATCCATACGGCTTTCCCCCTGCGCACGGGCGGCCGGGACACGGCGCGACCGGACCGGATAACCCGCACGAAAGACGGCGCGGCCTATCTGGTGGCCAGCGTCGAGCCGTGGGGACATCTCGGCTGCGAATTCGTGAAGGCGCTCGCGCAGCGGGAGCTTGAGTAATGGCCAACACCAGCGCCACCGGCGGCTACTTTGTTCCCGAACAGGGCATGACGCGCCATGAGCTTGAGGAGCTTTTGCGGACGGTCTTTTCCGGCTGCACGGGGATCAAGCGGATCAACGTGCGTACGAAATGGAAAGCGGAACCCGACAACATCCCGAAAAAGGCCGAAACATGGCTTTCGTTTGCGATCATGAGCCGGGAAAGCCCGAAAGCGCAGGTACTGCACCTCGAAACGCTGGACGGGGAAGGAAGCAGCCGCGTCATGACGCACGAAACCATCGAAGTGCTGACGAGCTTTTTCGGGCCGGACGCCGAGGACATGGCCGTCAGGCTCAAGGCCGCGCTTCAGGTTTCGCAGAACCGGGAGGCGCTCTTCCGGGAAGGCGTGGCCTTCGTACGCGGCGGGAACGTCACGACGATGCCGGAACTTGTCGCCTTCGGCTGGAGGCCCCGCGCCGACATGACGCTGACCTTCCGCCGCGCTCCGAAAAAGAGCTTCGGCACCGTTGAAATCCCCGCCGAGTCCCCGCCCGAGGGCACCGTAAACATCAGGCACGCGAAAGAGGCGGAAACCGGCTTTCGCGTAAACAGATAGGAGAACCGTCATGGCGAAATCGCTCAGCGTCGATCGTGTCGTCAAGGTCACGATCAACCTGCAACCCCTGGCTGCAGGCCGCCGGAACTTCGGCGTCCTGCTCATCGTCGGCGCGTCCGACGTGATCGACATGGAGGAACGCATCCGGGCCTATACCGGGATCGACGGCGTGGCCGCCGACTTCGGCGTGTCGACTCCCGAATACAAGGCGGCGGAACTGTTCTTCTCCCAATCCCCGCGCCCCTCGCAACTCAGGATAGGAAGGTGGGCGAAAACAGCTACTCCGGCCGTGCTCAAGGGCGCGGTCCTTCCCGACGACGAGGCCGAACCTTCGGAGTGGACGGGAATCACGGGCGGAACCTTCGCCGTTTCCGTCGGTGGGGCGAGCAAGGAAATTACGGGGCTCGACTTCTCCGGGGAAACGAACCTGAACGGCGTGGCCAACGTGATCAGTACGGCGCTGGCGAGTGCCGGAGCATCCTGCGTCTGGACGGGCGAACGCTTCGTCATGTCCACCACGGCGAAGGGGGCGGCCGCGAAAATCGGCTACGTGTCCCCTCTGGGCAGCCCGTCCGGCACGGACATTTCCCGAAAGCTCCGCATGACTGAATCGACCGGGCTTCCGCCCGTCGACGGCGTCGACGGCGAAACGGCCAAGGAAGCCGTCATGGCGCTCGCCGACAAGTCCGGGGATTGGTACGGCTGCGTCTTCGCCGACGAGGCCCTGACCGTGGACGATCATCTGGACGTCGCCGCATACGTCCAAGCGGCATCGAAATCCCGCATCTACGGCGTAACGGATACGGACACGCGGGCGCTCGACGCCACTTATGCGAACGACGTCGCGAGCAAGGCCAAGACGCTGGGCTACACGCGTACCATCGTCGCCTACAGCCAAAATCCCTACGCGATCGTCTCCGCGCTCGGCCGGGCGTTTACCGTCAACTTCAACGCCAACCGCTCGACGATCACCCTGAAATTTAAGCAGCTCCCCGGCATCACGGCCGAAGGGCTCACGGAAACGCAGGCGACGGCGCTTGAGAGCAAGCGCTGCAACGTGTTCGCGGCCTATGACAACGACACGGCGATCTTTCAGGAAGGCGTCATGGCGGGCAGCGCCTACTTTGACGAAATCCACGGGCTCGACTGGCTGCAAAACGCCGTGCAGACGGAAGTCTGGAACCTACTTTACCAGTCGAAAACCAAGATCCCACAGACGGAATCCGGGGCGAACCAGGTTATCGCATGCATCGAGGCGTGCCTTGAAGAGGCCGTAAACAACGGGCTCATCGCACCCGGCACGTGGAACGCCGACGGCTTCGGGCTCCTTGAGCGCGGCGACTACCTCGAGAAGGGCTACTACGTGTACGTCTCCCCCATAGCCGATCAGCCGCAGTCCGAGCGGGAACAGCGCAAGCTCCCGGTCATCCAGATCGCCGCGAAGCTCGCCGGGGCCGTCCACTTCGTCGATGTACAGATCGACGTCAATAGATAAGGGGAAAAACAATGGGATACACCTACAGTTTTCTTGACGTGCAGGCAGCCATTTCCGGCCCCGGCGGCAACTTCCCCCTTGCCGGGGACGAATCCGGGAACAGTGAGGAAGGCATCACCATCGAGCCCACGGGCGACAAGAACATCATGACCGTAGGGGCCGACGGCTCCGTCATGCACAGCCTGAAAGGGGA